TAAGTTTCTTGGTGCATATGGAGATAGAACTGCATTTAATCATGTCGGTAGCAATGATGAAAGAAAACAAATTGCAAGACAATTGTATTTACAAGCAGAAATGATGCGAGTAATTCAAGGTAATACTGAACTATTTAATGATGTTCGTTTAATCGTAAGTGAAGGTATCTATCGTGCAGGTCCATCAGAAACACTTGTTGACGATACTCTTGCAAAAAGTAAAGGTGAATTGGTATACTATCAAGTGATTGGTAAAGATGGAATAATAGATTTTGAAAAAACATTTGACATAGCAGAATATTGGAAAGATTATACAAACTATGATGAATTACGTTTAGATTACGATACTTATAATCCAGATGGAACTCTTACTGCATCAATAGGTGTATTGATGCCAGTAGTAGACCAAACGTTTGAAGTAAACTTTAAAAATGATGTAAAAACGTTTTTTAACAATTCATTACAGTCTAGAGACGAATTAGTAGAAATAAAACAAGAATTTCTAACATAAGTTATTAAAAATTAAACAAGATTAGTATAAATAGACATATGGCAACAAGAAGAGCATACTCTAGAGAAGACCAGGGTGATTTAAACACCACTAGTATTGCTACGAGTAGGAATGTTGACTTTAAAGATATTGATTTATCTTTTAAAGTAACAACAACTTCTGGTGATATATTTAAAAAACAATCAACTGCCGCAGTAAAACAAGCAATCAAAACTTTATTACTTACAAATAGATTAGAAAAACCTTTTCTTGCAACTTTTGGAGGAGACTTACAAGGTCAACTATTCGAATTAGCAGACAGAGACGGTTCTACTATTATTCGCAATAACATTATAGCAACAATTGAAAGATTTGAACCAAGAGTTAAAGTTTTGAATGTTATAGTTGCTCTAGAACCAGATAGAAATAGATTGGGTGTGACAGTAGAATTTAAAGTAATTAATACACAAGAAACAGTTGTTTTCGAAACAACAATAAACAGGTTAAGATAACATGGGACAAACAACAATTAAATCAACTGCATTAGACTTTACTGCAATAAAAAATAATTTAAAAGTCTTTCTTTCACAACAAGACGAATTTACAGATTATAACTTTGAAGCATCTGGTTTGTCAAGTGTTTTAGATGTTCTTGCATACAATACACACTATAATGGACTAATTGCCAACTTTGCACTAAATGAATCATATTTAGGAACTGCTCAACTTCGTAGTTCACTTGTATCACTTGCAGAAGGTATTGGTTATATACCAGATTCAATGAATGCATCACAAGGTATTGTTAATTTATCTTTAAATTTAGAAAGTTTGACAAACAGACCAACTACAGTTTCATTGGCGAGTGGTGTGAAATTTAATGCAGTAGTAGATGGTACAACATATGTTTTTCAAACTCAAGAAGAAATAGTTGCAACAGATGACGGTGCTGGTAGTTACTCATTTACAACTGCAGACAATGTTGCGGATATAAAAATCTTTGAAGGTACATCAACAACAAAAACATTTAATATCACGGCGCAAACAGAAAATGCCGCATATATTATTCCAGACCAAACTATTGATATTGATACTGCTATTGTTCGAAGTTTTGAAACTCCATCAAGTTCTTCGTTTACAACATTTACTGATTTAAGAAAAGCAACATCGTTAACATCTAACTCAACAGTTTATATATTAAAAGAAACACCTAAAGGTGACTATGAAATTACTTTTGGTAACAAAACAGTTCTTGGTAGGTCACCTGTTGCTGGTAACAAAGTTACAGTTGAATACTTATCTGTTGCTGGTGCAGATGCAAATGGTGCCAAAGTATTTACACCTCAAAGTCAAGTGACAGTAAACAATGAGAATTTTGCACTACAAGTATCAACAGTATCTAATTCATTCGGTGGTTCTGAAAAAGAAACAGAAGAATCTATCAGAACGACTGCACCATTTCAATATGCAACTCAAAATAGAGCAGTTACCGCAGAAGATTATGCAACTCTAGTACAAAGAAACTTTGGTTCATTATTAAATGATATTTCATCATTTGGTGGTGAAGATGCACTTGAACCAGAATTTGGCGTAATATTTTTGTCATTGCTGTTTAGTAGTGCAATAGAAAATGATACTGTCTCAGGTGAAGCAATCAAACAAGCAACAAAAGACAGTATTGTAAGTTTATTTAAAGATTTATCTGTTGCATCTTTTGATATAAAATATACTGACCCAGTTATTTCATTTATTGAAACAAACGTTTTCTTTCAATTTAACCCGAACTTAACAACTCTTACAGAAAACACAATTAAAAATAATGTACAAAGTACAGTATCACAATACTTTGCAGATAACACTGGTAAATTTAAACAATCATTTAGACGAAGTAATCTATTAACATTAATTGATGCAGTAAGTCCTGCTATTCTATCATCTAGAATGGATGTAAAAATGCAAAGACGATTTACACCAACATTAACTGCAATTCAAAACCATACATTAAGATATCCACAAAGTATTGCACGAGCAGATGATGAAAACTTTAGAGTAACTTCAACACCTTTTACTTTTAATGGTAAGACATGTATTATTAGAAATCGATTAAGTTCAAATATACTTGAGGTATTTGACACAGTAAATACAGAAGTTGAAGTAGATAATGTTGGTTCTTATGCAGAAGATATTGTCTCAATCGTAGGTTTGCAAATAGATGCAATACCTAGTGGTGATTCATTTATAAAAGTTTCTGTAGTGCCAGATAATCAATCATTTGTTACGCCTTTAAGACAAGATGTGCTTAATCATGACATAGGTAAATCACTTGTAGAAGTAGTAGAAGTAGATACAAACGTATTAAACTAAGATGACACATAAAGTAGACGATACACTAAGAGACGATGGTAGAAGAGAAATATCTCAAGTTACTGGACGAGAGGTTGATAAAGTTGTTCCAGAACATTTTAAAACAGACTATCCAAAGTTAGTCTCGTTTTTAGAACAATACTATCATTTTGAAGATAGTGATGGTTCACCAAGTAGATTAGTAAATGATTTATTTTACACAAGAGATATTAATCAGGTAGATGAATCTTTATTAACTTATATTGAAGACGAGTTATTATTAGGACAATCTTACTTTGAAGGATTTGCAGATAAAAGAACTGCCGCAAAATTTTCTAATAACTTGTATCGTGCAAAAGGTACAAAGTTTTCAATCGAACAATTTTTTCGTATGTTCTTTGAAGTTGATATAGACTTAGAATATACAAAAGAACAAGTTTTTAGAGTTGGTGTAGCAGGTCATGATATTGGTGCAGAATCAAGAAAATTTATCACAAATGCTGAATTGTTTCAACAGTTCGCATTACGTATTACAAGTGAATTACCATTTAAAAGATGGCAAAGACCATACAAATTATTTGTTCACCCTGCAGGAATGTTTGTCGGGTCTGCGGTAAGATTAGAAGGAGTCGTACAGAATGACATACTTGCACCAATTAGTTTTGTTGACTCAGACTTAGGACAGATTGATGTGGTAGGTGCAACTGCATTTGGTTTTGATGAAGTAACACAATTTTTACCTGAGGTAACTGGTATCGCAAGAGATAGTGGAGATAGTGACGGTATATTTAAAAGAGTTATTATTGATGATGGTTTACTTACATCTATTGGTAGCACAAGTATTGTTGATATTCAAAAACAATATGAAACACTACGTGCCGCAGAATTAAGAACATCACCAACATTTGATGCAGATTCTACTGGTCTTGCGAATAGTGTAAACATAGACTTTAGTAATGCATTTACTTCTGAAACTATGGACCAAGATAGATTTGAGTTTTTTAGTGCAGATAGTGATGTATATTATTCAAAATTAAGTAATCCTGCACACATAAGTTAGGAATAATTTGTATAAATAGAGACATAGGAAAAAGAAATTATGGCAAAATTAGTAATCGCAAATGGAACGACTGCAAACGATGGTACGGGTGATACTCTTCGTTCTGCCGCTACCAAGATAAATTCAAACTTTTCTGAGATTTATACAATCTTAGGTGGTGATTCAACTGCATTAACTTCTAAAATTACATTTGGTGATGGCACAATCATCTTTGAAGGTACAACTGCAGATGCAAATGAAACTACAATAATAGCAGACGACCCTGGCGCTGACAGACAAATAGTATTTCCAAATGCTAGTGGTCATGTATTACTAGATTCAAGTACTGCTACATTAACAAACAAAACACTTACAAGTCCTGTTTTAACAACACCACAAATTAATGATACAAGTGCGAATCACCAGTATGTTGTTGGAGTATCAGAATTGGCCGCAGACAGAACAATTACATTACCTTTACTAACTGGTGATGATGAAGTGACATTTAATGCACATACACAAACACTAACCAATAAGTCACTTACAACACCAACATTAAATGCTTCCACAGTAACAGGATTAAGCGGAGCGGGTGTATTTAATGATTCTGCAGGTAACGAAGCATTGGTTTTAACAAAGACTTCAAGTGCAGTAAACCACATAGGTATTAAAAATAATGCAACTAATAATGGTCCTATTGTTGAAGCACTTGGTACAGATACAAATATTGATGTTCAATTAACTGCAAAAGGTACAGGTGGTGTTAAATTAAATAGTCCACAAATATTAACTCAAGAAACTAAAAGTACTACTGGTGCAATATCAAATACAGTTCCATTTACAGAATTTACATCGGGAACTGCTAAAGCAAATTCATTGGCAGATGGTGCCTCAGTCGGACAAATGAAAACACTTGTAGTTTCAGGAGCAGGTACAGTAACACTTACACCTGCAAACTTTGGACCAGGAACAACATTAACATTAGAACAAAACGAATCTGCAGTTTTAATCTGGGAAGGTACAAACTGGCAAATACTTAGCACATATGGTGGCGCAGTAGCATAAGGAGAATAAAAAATGGTAGCAATAGTAACAGACCCGCTAAAACAATTAGTTGCGGATTTGATTAAAATAAACGATAGTGATGCAAATAATAATTACTATGCGGCGATTGGTCGTTCTGAACAGTGGAATACGACAGATACACCACCAACTCCACTAAGAAATTTAGCGGACGAAATAAAGTTTAGAAATTCTATGCAATCAGTAAAATTAATTGGTGATGTTTCAAGAGTTGTTCCTAGAGCAAACTGGACATCTGGTTCAGTATACGATGCATACGATGATGCATCAATAGGATATCCAACAAATACTTATTACGTACTAAACAATAATCAACAAGTATACATGTGTCTTCGTCAAGGTAAAAGTGCGACTGGTGTAGTGCAAGTATCAACAGTAGAACCTAGTGGTGGTACAAATGGTACTCCATTTAGAGGAACTGATGGATATGTATGGAAGTTTTTGTATTCAATTAGTTCATTAGATGCAAGTAAGTTTCAATCTGCAAACTTTATACCTGTAAAATTAGTTGAAGGAATAGATACAAACTCTCCTGTTTCTGACCAAGAACAAAAAGGTGTGCAAGATGCGGCGATTAAAGGTCAAGTTGTAGGTTATGATATTATTACACCGGGTAATTACACTAGTACACCAACATTAACAATTGAAGGTGATGGTACTGGCGCACAAGCAACTGCGGTTTTGAGTAACAATCAAATTGTTGATGTAAAAGTTACAGATAGTTCAGACAACACTTTTAAACTTGCAAACATGGGACAAAATTATAACTATGCAAGTGTTAAAATTACTGGTGGTGGTACTGTATCTGCAAAAGCACAGATTAGACCAATACTTTCACCTCCATTGGGACTTGGACATGACCCAACAGACGATTTAAAATCATCATCATTGATGTTTAATGCTAAACCGACAGGTGAAGAAAGTCTTGACTTTATTATTGGACAAGATTTTAGACAAGTAGGATTATTAAAGAATCCAAAAGTTGATTCATCAGGAAATGTATTTAGACAGTTAATGGTTCAAGGTAGACATTATTCTGGTGATTCAGATTCTGGTGGTGGTACACTCTTTACTGCATCTACAGGTAGAGCAGTAAGAGGATTACAGTTAGCATCGCTTTCTAATAATTTTACAGAAGATAAAACAATTGTTGGTGGCACATCAGGCGCAAGAGCAATCGTAGATAAAGATTCGGGTTCAGGTAGTGGAACTGCATTGTTCTATCATCAAAATGACTCAACAGGATTTGCAAACTTTATTGCTGGTGAGGCATTAACAGAATCAGATGGAACAGGTGGCGGTAACATAGAAGCATCATCTGGATATGATAGTGGTACTGCCGCATTTATAAAAGCAGAAGTGAATCCATTTACTGGTGATTTACTGTATATTGATAATCGTGCGGCGATTACAAGGTCTGCAGAACAAACAGAAGATATTAAAATCGTAATACAGGTATAATACTATGGCAACAACATTTACTAAAAATACATTCGGAGTTACCTATAAAGATGACTTCGCAGATAGTGATAATTATCATAGAATATTATTCAATTCTGGTAGGGCAGTCCAAGCAAGAGAACTTACACAAGCACAAACTATAACTCAAGAAGAACTTGCAAGACTTGGTAGACATGTATTTAAAGATGGTGCCGCAGTTAACCCTGGTGGTCCAACAATTGATAACTCATATGAATTTGTTAAATTATCAAGCACTATTACAGATGACCAAGTTACTTCACTTGTTGGATTAGAATTTACTGGTGCTACATCAAGTATTAAAGCACGAGTTGTTCGAGTTGCACAAGCAGTTACAGACACTTCTTTAGCAGAATTATCTGCAAGTGTATCGGCAACTGGTGACCCTGCAACTCTTTTTGTGCAATATACCGAAAGTCCTAGTAATTTATCAGGTACTACACCTGTAAGATTTACTCCAGGAGAAAACATTACTTCTGGTGCAACAACTCTAACAGTTCAGTCAACAAACACTACTGCTAACCCGTCAACAGGACAAGGTACATTAGTCAGTAATGGTGCTGGTGATTTCTTTGTAAGAGGACATTTTGTTTTTGCTAAAAACCAATCTATTTTATTAAGAAAGTATTCTAAGTTTCCAACAGAAGTAGTTGGTTTTGTAGTTACAGAAGATATAGTCACGTTTGCAGACGATGCCGCATTGTATGATAATCAAGGTGCAGTACCAAATACCACTGCCCCAGGTGCAGACCGATATAGAATTAATTTAACACTTACAAGAAGTTCAGATGTTACAGGAACACAAAACTTTGTTTTCTATTGTGACGTAGTTGCTGGTGAGATAGTAGAACAAGTAACAGGTACAGATGACTATAATAAAATAGGTGATGTTCTTGCTTTGAGAACAAGAGAAGAGTCAGGTAATTACATTGTTAATCCATTTAGATTGAGTTTAGAAGCAGATTCGGCAGGAGCATCTACAAATTTAATTGCAAACGTATCTTCAGGAACTGCATACATAAATGGATATCGTTGCAATAAAGAAAAACCAACAAAACTTGTTGTACCAAAACCAAGAACAACAACTACAATTAATAATGAAACTGTTGGTGTAAATTATGGTTCATTTGTTACTTGTGATACTATTGAAGGTCTTATTCCTGTTGATGGTTCACGAGTAAATTTATCAACATCAACAACTAATCCAGGTGCTAGTATTATTGGTACCGTAAGAGTTCGTTCAATAACAAAAGATGGTGCTAATTTCAGAGCATATCTTTACGATATAAAAATGAACTCTGGAGAAAACTTTAGAAGCACAAGAACAATTGGTACAGGCACGACAGACTTTTTGAAAATATTACTGACAGGTTCTCAAGCAGTATTAAAAGAAGGTAATAATAGTGCAATAGTATTCCCTACACCTAGAGTAAGGCCAAAAACTTTATCTGATATTAACTTTGAGGTACAGAGAGTCTTCGCTGGTACAGTAAGTTCAGGAACTGTTACGTTAACTGCATTAAGTGGAGAGACTTTTGTAAATACTGCTGATTGGATTGTTACTACAGATTCAAGTGGTGACAGAGTTGCTAATCCAACTTTTGGGTCAGTAGGGTCACAGTCATTAACTATTTCTGCATTGCCAGATGGAGCACACACAATTTATGCAAAAGTAAACAAAAGCAATGGTTCATCAAGAACAAAAACACTTGCAGAATCAACTGTCACTAGAGCGCCTATTACAAATGGTATTGCTGATGGAACTGCAGGACAATTAGTTTATGTAAAACTAGACCACCCAGACATTTACACAATTGAAGAAATAAAAGATGGTAGTTCAAGTGGTGCTGATATAAGTGCAAACTTTGATTTAGATAATGGACAAAGACCAGCATTTTATCAAACTGGTAGAATTATTTTAAAATCAAGTGCAACTGCACCAAGTGGTAATGTTTATGTTAAATACAAACACTTTACACATGGTGCAACAGGTGACTTCTTCTCAGTAAATTCATATACTGGTCAAGTAGAATATGAAGACATTCCTGATTACAGACCAGACCAAAGAACAATTGTAAATTTAAGAGACGTAGTTGACTTTAGAGGTATAAAAGCATCTGATAGTGGTTCGTCTGCAGGTGCATTTACTCATACTCACGATTTACCTTCAACAGGTGACATTGTAAATACAGATATTGAATACTATTTACCAAGAGCAGATAGAGTTGTTGCAAGTACTGATGGAACATTACAACTTATTTCGGGTCAGGCAGGTTTTGCTAGACAACTGCCACCTGTACCTGAAAATACTTTAAATTTATTTGAAGTAAATATGAATGGTTATGGTATATCAGATTCAGATGCTAGTGTAAAAACACTTAAGTATAAAAGATTTAGAATGCAAGACATTGCTAGACTTGAAGAAAGAATTGATGGATTAGAAGAAACAACTGCACTATCATTTTTAGAAGCACAAACAGAAAACTTATTAATTACTGATTCTGGTGGTACTGCCAGAACTAAGTCTGGTTTCTTAGTAGATAACTTTAACGATAGAGGTTTATCTGATGCTCAAGACCCAGATTATCGTGCATCTGTTGACCCTAGTACAAACACTTTACACCCACACGTTTCAACACAAAACATACCTTTAATATATGATTCTGGTAAATCTACAAATACTATATTAAAGGGTGATAATGTTTACTTGACACATACGGAAACTGATGCTATAGTACAAACACAAATTTCTGGCACAGAAAATATTAACCCATTTGCAGTAATAAGTAATGAAGGTCAAATCAGACTTTCTCCTGCATCTGATACATGGACAGATACTAAATATGACCCTGCAAAAGTTGTTAATCAAGAAGCAACTATTGACATTGGTGATGTTAATGGTCAAGGAAATCAAAATGCTCAAGCATTGAGAATGATATGGAATAGTGTTAGACTTAATGGTATTGTCGGTGGTGTTGGTAATTTAGACACAACTCCTTGGTTTGGTAACTGGGTATGGAACTGGGCAGGTATTGAAACTGCGACAACTACAAGTGTAACTGAAAGATTTACTTCTCAACAATCTCAAAATTTAGGTGGTGGTGGAGCATTACTTAGAACTACAGAAACTTTCTCACAAAGACAAGTTGTTGGTTCAGGAACAATAAATGAAATAATAGGTGACAGAACTGTATCGTTAACATTTATACCTTTCATGAGACCAAGATTAGTGTTCTTTAGAGCAGAAGGTTTAAGACCTGCAACTAGATACTATCCATTCTTTGATGGTGTGTCATTTGATAATTTTGTAAAAGCAGAAACTTTTAAAGATGTTAGTGGACAAGAGTATAGAGGTAATCAGTATCAAAATTTAAATGCTCACCCTAATACTTCATCGACTTTAGTGACTGATGCTTCAGGTAAAGTAGAAGGTTCATTCTTAATACCATCTTCTGATACAAATAAATTTAGAGTTGGTGAAAGAGAATTTAAGTTATTAGATATTTCTGTTGATGATGAACCATCTTCAACTTCTGTTGCTTCTGCAATCTTTACTGCTAAAGGCACATTAGATACTAGACAAGAAACTATACGTTCAACTAGACTAACTGTTACTGCGACAAGACGTTGGGACACAGTCACATGGCATGACCCACTTGCACAATCATTTAGGGTAACTGCGCCAAATGGTATGTTTATAACTAAAGTACAATGTTATTTTGCTACTAAAGACGATGCTATTCCTGTACAATTACAAATAAGACCAATGGTTAATGGTCACCCAAGTTCATCACAAATTTTCCCAGGGTCATCTGTATTTGTTAATCCTGGAAGTGTAAATACTGCGACAGGTACTCAAGCAAATGCTCTTGCGGCACCAACAGATTTTGTTTTTGACGAACCAATATTCTTAAATGCAGACACAGAATATGCAGTTGTACTGCTTTCAGATTGTACAAGTTATAATGCATATGTTGGTAGAACTTATGAATTTGAACTAGGTAGTACTGAGAAAAGAATTAACAAACAACCTTCAATGGGTAGTTTATTTAAATCACAAAATGGTACTACATGGGAACCAGACCAAACACAAGACTTGGCATTTAAAATATCTAAAGCACAATTTACGACTGCTGGTGGTACTGCAACATTTGAAAATGCAAGTGTGCCAAAACAAAAATTAATTAATAACCCAATACTAACTACTGCAAGTAGTAAAGTCATAAATGTATTAATGCCAGACCATGGATTACATGTTAATGATACTGTCATGATTGAAGGTGTCAGTATTACTAATGGACAAAATGGTATTGATTCTTCAGGTACTTTGAACCAAGGAAGTCTTCACGCCAAACATACTGTAACTGCAGTAGATGGTAATGGTTTTCAATTCAATGCGCCTCAGTCAGGAAATGCAAGTGCATCTGGTTATATAGGTGGTGATAATGTTACATGTACTAAAAACATAGAATTTGATATAGTTGTACCGACTATGGACACACTTTTACCAGAAGATACTACATTTAATTTAGGTGCGAAGTTTACTACAGGTAAATCTCTTGCTGGTTCAGAAACAAGATTTAGTAAAGATGATAATTTCTCAAATGATATTAGACTAGGTGACGAGAACTTCTTCGATGCTCCTAGAATGATAGCACACGACTCAGATGAAGATGTTGAGTTAGGTGTAGGAACAGGACACGGTAATAAGTCTGTAGAATTACGAGCAACTATTGATACAATTAGAGCAGACGTTTCGCCAGTAATTGATACACAAAGATGTTCATTGACTACAATTCATAATAGAATTGATAAACAAGCAAGTGGTGCCACAACAGGGTTTAATGTTCCGTTGTTTTTTACTGCTGAAACAGAACCTCAAGGTGGGTCACATATCAGTAAGCATATAACTAGACCTATTACTTTACTAGAAGATGGAGTGAATTTAAAAGTAATATTTAATTCTCGTAGACCTGCAGAAGCAGATTTTGAAGTTTACTTTAGAACTGCAAATGAAGGTGTAAATATACACGAAGAACCATATACACTTATGCCATTAGAAAGTCCTGTTGGTGCAGACGAATCTAATTTCTTAGAATACAGATATAATGCTCACCCTAATGAAATAGAAGCATTTAATCAGTATCAAATAAAAATTGTGTTTAGGTCAACAAACTCGTCTAAACCACCTTTATTTAAAGATTTAAGAGTTATAGCAGTTTCTACATAATGAATAGAGAAAGGTATATACAAGTTGAAGGTAATTCTGGACTTGTGAGAGACAGAACGACTGGCGCTATTTTAAATGCAAACTCAACTGAAATACAAAAAGCACGATTAAAAAAGAATAAGGAAAAACAACAAGAACAAGAAATACAAGAACTCAAAAAAGATGTTTCTGAAATTAAAGTTCTGTTAACAAAATTAATAGAAAGAAATGACTGATAGTAATTTTACAAAAACTCTTACTACTGATAACTTTACACAGTTTATTAATAATACAAACACAATTGGTAAAGAAGTTGGTGGTCTTGCAAGATTAACAACTACAGTTGATTCTGATTTAGTTGGTGCGATTAATGAGTTAGACTCAGACATTGGTGCCAGACCTCATACTAATTTAAATACAAACACAAAGAATATAACCGCGGCCATAAATGAAATACATACTGCTGGTAATGCCTCATTAGTCGGATTAACACCAGATAGTGCAAACAAACTTGGTGGTTTTAATGATAGTGCAGAACGAACCACTGTTGGTGGTGCATTAAACTCTTTATCTGCAGATGTTAGAACATTAGATTCTGACGTAGGTTCTTCTCGTGCAAAAACTACACTTACAACAACATCTAAAAATATTGTTGGTGGTATAAATGAATTAGATGCAGAAATAGGTGATTCTGCATTAGATTCTGGATTCACTGGTATGACTATAAGAAGGGCAATAAATGCACTTGACTCAAACCATGATTCTGCAGTTACACAATTGAAAACAGATATTGGTAATGTCTTTAGATATCAAACAATAAGTGGTGATACTGGAAGTGACACGGTTGATAGTGCAAATGGTTCAATCGCAATTGTTGGAGACGGTATTATTCAAACCACTATGTCAGGTAATAGATTACTTGTTGACCATACAGTAGTTGGTGCAACAGATGTTAATAATAGTGGTAATACATTTGTTCAAGATGTCACTATGGATTCTGCGGGACATGTTACTGCAGTTTCAAGTGGTGCAGTTGCTATTACAAATACCGATGTATCTGCAGGTGCGGCGATTAATGCAGAAAAAATTCATGACGGAACAGTATCGAATACTGAGTTTGGTCACTTAAATGGAGTGACTTCTGCGATACAAACTCAATTTAATGCGATTAGTTTTGACTCTTCGGGACTACA